TGTTCCAGAAGCAACAACTCCTGTTCCAGAAGCAACAACTCCTGTTCCAGAAGCAACAACTCCTGTTCCAGAAGCAACAACTCCTGTTCCAGAAGCAACAACTCCTGTTCCAGAAGCAACAACCCCTGTTCCAGAAGCAACAACTCCTGCTCCAGCAGTATAATTTTAAAAATATCTCATAAATTAACTAATATATTTTATGAGATATTTTAAATTACCTAAATGTCATATTGCATTTAACGCCAAAGTTGGTTCATCCACTTTGGCGTGTGCTATTGTAAAACAGTATTATCCTGAAGAATTAAAAAAAGCTTTAGATGATCACGAAAGAATTTGGTCAAGGTTTTCACAAAATTTTAAAGATAGTTTGCCAGAATCTTTTCAAAAAATGTTGAAAAATGAAAAATTAGATTCAATAGCTTTTTGGCAAAACATTTGTCCTTATTCAAAAGATCCAGATACAGTTGTTTTATTGCCTGTTCGTGATCCAATAGTTAGATTTGCTTCTACAGTAGCTTATCTTGAAATAGCTCCTGAAAAAGCAATTAAAGCACTTGAGAACGATGAAAATGTTGTATTGGAAAAAACAAGTATAAATTTAAGAAAAAACACTCATTTTCTTACGCAATCTTATTTGATAAAACCAATTACTAAACTTTATTTGTTTCCTGATGACTTAGAAAAATTATGCAAAGATGCAGAATTAAATTGGCCAATGGAAAAAGTCAATGAAGGAAAGTTTGAAAAGCCAAAACTATCAGAAGATATCATTGAAAGAGTCAAGTCTTATTATTCTGAAGATGTAAAATTATATAAAACATTAAAATAAATTTATACACATTATTATAATAATACATGGAAAAAGAAGAGCCAATTAGAAATTTAAATCTTCTGGTTAATCAGAACATACCAGAAGGAAAGAAAAGCTTTAAAGTTGGATATATTCATCATCCAAATGGCAGCTTTGAAAAACAAATTATGATTGATGGAATAATTCTTGATTATTCCATAGATATGTCTGCTTTTTACGAAGCACATAGAATGGGCCTTGGGAAACAAATTAAAGAAGATATAGCAAAGCATTTTTTAAAATGTGTATCTGAAATGGTTGGCAGATATGTTACAGCACCAGAAGTAATGGCAGCTGAAAAATTAGGTTATATTTAAACATTTTTAGACCAAATAGTATTCTTAGTAAGATTTTTATACAATGGTTTAAATTCATATTTTTTAAAGAAATTTATATTAGCAGAAATATCATCTCCGATTAATAATATTTTTGCTTTATTAAACATTAAAAAATTTCCATGAATTTTAAAAAATGATTGATAGCTTAATGAATTCAAGTGAATTAAAATTACATTGGTTGGTTCATTAAAGCCTTTTACAATATCTAATGATTTTTTATTTGATATAAAAAAATCTTTTAAATCTTTAGACAAGACTTCAGCATCACTTTTAAATTTCTTAATAGATATATTATCGTTATCTTGACTAGTTTTTATAAAATTAAAAATCAAAGCTTCTCTATCACTTAATTCATCAATCTTTTTCTTGTCTATTTTTAAACTTTTTACTTCATTGATAAATTCTTTTAAATTATCCCTAATTTCTCTAAATATTTCAGCATCTTCTGGTTTTAAAAAATGAATTAAGTTATTGTTTTTTTTATTTAAATATTTAATAATGCTAGTTTTTTTAACATTAATTTCAACAAAAAAATCTGCTTCTAATGATTTAAATATTTTATCTAAAACTTCGCTTGGTATTTTTATTTCTTTTGATTTTACATTGTACAAATCTTTAATCAATTTTACTCCTGTAAATTTCATTTATAAAACAATTGCAAATATCACAGTTTATATCCCAAGGCCCATATCCTAAATTCTTACCATTCCAAAACCAACAATTTTTTTCCTTGAAATTTTTATTATAACATTCAACGCAAATAGATTGTATTTTTTGTTTGTCTTTATCTAAAGATGTATCTATGTAAAAAAAGCAATCTTTTTGTATCAAATTTTAAACTCCATAATATTAATTATTATAGTTTTATTTAATTAAAATCTTATCAAATTCTTGCATTTGTAAAAATAAATGAGGAAACATTGGCGGGCTACTTTTTTCTTCTATAATAAACCTTAGTTTGCCAGATTCTTCTTTATTTATCTCTATTAATTTATTAATTGGTATTATTACAGATATGTTAGGAAATGGTAATATAGTTTCGTTCCATTCTATAACTCTAATTGCTTGAGATATAGCGATTAATTTATTATCTTTGTATATTGGGCCACCAGAGTCTCCCATGACCATAGGTATATTAGTAAAAAATGTACCTTTGAATAACTTATCGTTTTGTTTTTGAGTAATTATCTTTCCATATCCTAATTTTGGCAAATTAGATAATCCATATCCAACACTAATTATATCATCAGCTATAAAAATATCATTTTTAAAATCAATTTCTGCTACAGCTTGTTTTTCATCTGTTCTAAATTGAATTATAGAAATATCATTGATTTGATTTTCATATATAACTGTACTGTAATAACATTCAACTTTGTTATTTATATTCGTAAGTTCTATAATAATTTTATTGTTTTTAGTAACATGATTACAAGAAATTACAATATTTGAATAACTTTTATCTTTCATAAGATATGATTTAATAATAACACCACTTCCTATGCTTTTTTTAGCATAGGAAAGTAGTTTTACTGATGGCAACAAACATTTATTTTGCAAGTCAATATTTATAGCATGTAAAAAATTTAAAACAAATAAAAACAAATACATAAAGCCAAAATTAATTAGAATTTTTTTTATCATTATTATTTTTTCTATTAAAAAAAACCAATGGAATTCTAGGTTTTAAATCAGTATAAAATATAATTTTATCTGGTTTATGTTTAAATAGTGAATCTGACTTTTTTGTTTTTACTATTTTCATTTTTTAATACTAAGAAGGCGGATTCATTCCTTGTTGCATACCACCGCCACCGCCACCACTCATATCTATACCGCCACCACCACCACCACCGCCACCACCGCCACCACCGCCACCACCGCCACTCATATCCATACCACCACCAGCATCAGATGGTTTATTAGTATCTCCAGCCATTGAACCTACTTCACCTGAGTCTTTTTCAGAAGATTTATCTTCACTTCCTTCTTCAGATTCTTCTTCTGGTGCTCCTTCAAAACTATTTACTAAATTTGAAACTTGACTTAAAAGTTGCTCAAGTTGATCTCCTTTTTCTTGATCAATATTTTTAAATTTTGATAAAAACTTAGAAATGCGTTTTAAGTTTTTACTGATAGATTTGTAATTAATCTTACCTTCTGGTGGAGAAAGATTAGATTCTTCTTCAGATGGTTTATCTTGAGATTTATCTGTAAGCTTTTGTGGACTGTTTGGTTTTGACATATCCATCCCAGAAGACATATCTTTTGAACTGTCTGTGTCTGGTGGTGGTGGATTATCCATTACTTTTGCATCAACAGGCATATTTTCTTCTTTTAAAGTTTTAAGTTTAGTATAAAAATCATAGAAACTTTTCATTGGTTCTCCTTATGTAATTTTAAAATCGACATTTTCTTGCTTGGTTCCATTAGAGCCATCAGTAAGACTTTCTTGGAATCTACTACAAACACATTGTAATCTAGTAGTTTGGTACATTTTAAATTCACCTAATTTTCTCTCAACTATAACCCAGTTTTCGTTTAAAAAAGGTGTGTGAAATCTAGACCCGATTTTTGGTGCATAACCTAATCTTTTCAAAACATCTGCATAATTAAATTCAAAAATCATTTCGTCTGGACTATCAAGTCCATAAGATGATTGAAAATTTTGACTAGGAATTGGTTCGTAAAAACAATACAATTCAACGAAAGATTGACTAAATAACTTGCCTCTTGCTTCTAAATAAATAGGATCTATGCTATTCATATCAATAAAAACTTCGTAATACTGAATGGGAGATCCACCCATTCTAATAGATTCAGCATCCCATTGATTAAACAAACTTCTTTCAGGCAAGTTATCGTTAAATAGCTTGTATTCTCCTGAAGTTTTATACGGCAATCCGTTATTATCGTAGATCAAAATTCTCCTTGTAACTAAATCAAATCTACATTTTATTCAAATTCATCATCGCTTTTATTGAATTGACAAAAACCTGTCAATTCTTTGCCAATAATTGCTTTTGAGATAGTATTAAACAATTTATTATTTTTAATAATACTCATATCTTCTGATACATATCTTGTACCAGTGCTAGTAAAATACTTTTTAATCCAAGCCATAAATAAACCACACGATGGTTCAATATTAGTTAGTTTGCTATTTTTATTTTTAACTATTTCTGATGCTTTACATGCAAGTAAAATCTTTAAAAGCTTAGGATAAACTAGTGCTGTTGTTTTTGTGTAAAAATAACTAGCAACATTTTTAATTATTTCTACTTGATCTTTTTCTAATCCTGAATGCTTGGTTTTAATTTCATTAACAAAATTATTCAAATAATTTTGCAAATCTGAATCAGTGATATTATCGTTTGCAATAATTTTATCAAATGCATCTTTTAAAAACCTTGTGTAAAAACAAACTTTTAAATTAGAAAATTCTTCTGGTGTTCTTTTTATTCCAATATATGGTTTAAAAGCAATAATTTCTTCTATTTTAAAACAATTACTAGAAATAGAATTGTTAATTAATGATTTTAATACTGGTGTTGTTTCTTTTAATTCAATTTCTAAAAGGCTATAATAAAACAGTCTCTGTTCGCTTGGTACTTCATCTTCAGCTTCATTTTCTACCGATGAATCTTTTATACTTTCCCAATCTGCCATATCACTTTCTACTTCCTTCTTAAAAAATTGTTTAAATAAAGGATCATATCCTTTGACCATCTCTCTAGGATTTATCATAAATCTAGAAACAGTTCTTCCAATTAATTTTTTGAAAAAAGATTTTGTTTGGTTATCAAAAACCATTTTTGCATGGTTTTCACCATCAGTTTTTTTCCGAACAAGAAATGAAGCTTGTGAATCATTCTTATTGCTAATAAAATTATTTTTTTCATCTTCTAAAGTTAATTTAAGCATTTTATTAAAAACAGATTTGTTATTAAGCATATCAGAAACAATTGCATAAATATTATTAACTACTTCATCTGGTTCCATTGCACAAAAATCTAAAAAATCTCTTCCAAGTGTAGTCTTATAACTAATATTATTTAAAACAATCTCGCAGAAATCTGGAAAATCAAAATTACCTTCTGCAAATTTAAAAAAGTCTAAATGTAAACTTTTATCTATATTTTCCAATACATAATTTTTTAAATTTTGAGTAATAGAAGAATTTAATTCGTTTCTATAGCTACTTTTTTTTAAAATAGCCATTACTCTATTGAAGTGCCTTCTTTTATCAGGACATCTATAATCATGTGCTTCTAACCATGTTTTAAATTCTAAAGTTATATCTACCATATCCTGCTTTCTTAAAATAAAATAATTCAATATTCAATTAAACTATTTAAGGCAAATAATCGCTTAGAGAAATATTTAAAGATATAGAAATTTGTCCACCAGAAGATGGTATAGTAAATGGTGCGTTTGTAAATCTTTCACACCATAACAAATCACCATCTGTATTAGTTATGTAATAACCATATGCTGATATAACATTTGAAAAAATAAAAGTTTGATCTGGGTAACTTGCAGTTGTATTAGTTGGATTAACTGTCCAGTTTGATCCAGTTATGTTTATGCTATTATATCCAGATCCTATTACTTCTGTAAAATCAGATATAACAGTTAAATCAGAAATAGTTGGATCATTTGAATACAAATGCAATATTTGATTTTGCACAACAGAATTCTTAAGCATATATTTTAATAATTCTACTTTTCCAACATCAGGTACAGTTAAAGCCATAATATTCTTTCTTTTTTTAAAACAAAAACTACTTTAATATATATAGTTTTTAACTTATTAAAACATTTAAAATTTATGGCTATCAAAAACAAAGATGGAAGTAATTATAAATTGTCTGGGCCTAATCCACATATGAAAAATCAATTATTATGGGATCACTTTGAATTACATAATATGAACTTCAAAGAAGTTAATGATCTAATTAAAAAAGAAAAAGATATTCCAAAAAAAGAATATATTCCAGAATGTATTCCAGAATATATTCCAGAATGTATTCCAGAAGATATTCCAGAAGATATTCCAAAAGAAAAAGATGTTCCAAAAGAAGAAGATGTTCCAAAAGTAAAAAAAATAACCATTTACTGTCTACCTGCCATAATTGAAGTTCATGAAGATATTCTTTACGGAGAAATTAGGAAAACAATAAAATATGATAAAAAATTTAAATTTGAAGCAATCTTAATAAGCAATAATGATATAAGCTTTGAAGTATGGACTAACGCTATAGAACTTGGAAATGGTTCTATACTTTATCCTCAAAATTTTGACAAAAGATGGTGGAAGGTAAATAGTACAAGTAAAAAATTTGATGGATTTTTATTATCTTGCAGTCCTAGTAATATAACACCTAGTTTTGAGGATTTGTAATATTAAACTTAAATCCTTTTTCTTCAATTTTTTCTTTATATTGATAAACAGCTTTTGAATAACCAGTAATAAAAATATCATTACATAATGATGCAAAAGATTCCATGTCTTTATCTATTACTAAAAAATTAGCCAATCTTGCTAAAATTTCTTTGTGATCTAGTCCTTTGTTACCAATTAAATTTTTAATAAAATCATTTAATATCTTATTTTTCAAAGGAGTATCAAAATTATTATTAAAAGAATTGTTTTTCATTTATTTTATACCTTGTCTTTTGAAATTCCTTCTTCAATGTCTTTCATATTATAAGTTTTAATTATAGAATTTACAAATGTTTGAAAATCCTGAATTTCATTTTTAAATTTAGAAAGTTTTAATTTTAGAGATTCTTTATCAAATTCTAAACCTTTTATTAAATCGTTATATTCATTTTCATGTGCTTCAATTAATTCATCTTTTTTTTCATCGCTCATATAATCATCCTCGTAAGCGTCTTTCATTTTTTGATATCTTTTTTGAGCTAACTTAAGTCTTTCGTTTTCCATAGAAGATAACATTCTTTTAACTAATATCTCCATAACTTCTTTTTCAATATGCATTATATATTCTTTTTCTTGAGGCAAAGCAGGAGTTAAATCAGCAACAGGTTTTGCAGCAGGTAAAATAGAAGGAGTTAGCGTTGGTGCTAGCGTTGGTGCAAGTGTTGATGAAGGAGGTGCAAGTGTTGATGAAGGAGGTGCAAGTGTTGATGAAGGAGGTGCTAGAGTTGGCGAAGGAGCAGCAATAGCAGTGCGTGAAATAACAGGAGAAGCAGAAGTAGAAGTAGAAGTAGGTTTTTTATAAACTTTTCTAACTACCTTATCATGTTCTTTTAAAAGGCTTGAAATTTTATGCAAATCATTTTTATACTCTTCTCCATCCATAAATATTTCGCATTTTCCATCAATTGGATCTACGCATTTTCCACAAGATATAACATCTTCTCCAGCTGGTTTTCTACACAAATGCAAGGCATATTGTTGCAATGCATTTACATATTTTTCTATATTGTAAGTTGCATAACCTTTTTGTAAAATTTTATCAGGGTCTTCAAATGATTTTAATTTATCGCCTTCTTTTGGATCTTCATTTCTAGTAGCCCTTCCTTTCCTTTCAGGTATTAAATTTTGTTGTGTAAAAAGCTGCATTTTATCTATGATAAACTTTTTCAAATATTTCTTATCCATCATTTCAACATCGCCAATGTTAGAAAGTATTTTTGACATTATTAAATTATAAATATTGATAAAATTTGACGCTGCAACAATTCTTTCAGGAGTCAAAGCTTTTTGATCTTCAATAATATTAACTTTTAAATAATTCCATATTATTTCTGCTATGCCAGTAATTACGGTATTCTTTTCTTTTAAAGAACCAGAAGATCCTGAGTTAAAAATTAATTCTGGGTATAAATGTTTTTTATCTTCTTTTGGTACATCTTTATCTAAAAGAGTTTTCAAATCAGAACTTGTTTTAACTTTAACTGTTGATAAATTTCCGTTTTCTGTAATAATTTTTTTCAATCTACTCCAAAAATTATCTAATTTTTCTTTGTCATTTTCAGAAGGACACATAAATTCAAAGGATTCAATATTCTGATTTGGTCTTAAACCTCCTTTAATCTTATCTTCTTGCCCTTGAATACCAGCATAGATATCTCTCGATCTATCAAAATATCTTTTTTGATATTTTCCATGGTAAGGATTCCACATACCAGCACCAGTATCTTCTTCTTTATCATCTTGCAATAATTCTTCTCTTGATTTTTCTTTTAAAATTTTACCTGCTATTAATAATGGCATCGAGACTTCTTTTGTTACTTCTTCACCATTTTTATTGTTAGTAAATGTAACATGTTTGCTAAATGTTGGCATGTAAACTTTTGGAAATTTTACATTTCCATCTTCATCTATCTCAGCATATTCTTCTTCTTTAGTAATAGGATTAAAAGATTTTATATTCTTATCTCTAACCCAATCTAAAAGTTGTTTTGTTACCATTAAATTATTAAAACTATTAGCTAAAGTTTGATCTTTAAAAATATCAATAAAATCTTTTTTAGCAACATCTATTACTTTATTATATTTTATTCTTGGGTCTTCATCTTTCTTTTTCTTTTTATCACTTTCTGATTTAATTCCTTCTATATGTGACCCAATATAAGATAAAGCCTTTCTATCTTCTGCATCTAAATTAACTATTTTATCAAAAAATATTTGAGGATTATTTAATACTATTTTACCACCATCAGAAATTTTAAAACTACTATCTATATTTTCAAAAACTTTTTGTGCAAATGGAAATGTATTTTTAAAATCAATTATAAAAGCATTATAAACACCTTTCTTTTTTTCTAATAAACTTTTAATTCTTTCTTTTATTCCTGTTTTCTCTGAACCTTCTGGTAATGATGTTAATTCTTTTTCTAATTTTGAAATTAGTTTTGTATTTTCTTTTTCTTCAAAAACCCAGTTATTACGATCAAGTAGTCTTCTTAATTCTTTCGTAAGAATAGCCTCTTCGATTTCATACAATTCTATATTTTCTTTGCCTTCTGAAGTGTATTTTATTTCAGCCTTCAAAGGACTTTCGCTTTTTTTTGCTTTTAAATGAGTAACATGGTGTGTTACACCGTGTTCTGGGTTTTCTGTGGATAACATATTATTAGCAACGGAATTTTTCCAAATTACAATATTGTTCTGTATTGCTATAAGCGTTGGTAATAACATGCCAGCAAATCTTTTTATAGTTTCGTTTTTACCACTTCTTGAGTTAATCACATGCCATTCCTGTGGAAAACTTAAGTCGGCACCAGAAGAACTATTAGGATCTTTTTCAATTCTTTTAATCATTTCTTTTAAAAACAAATTAATTTTATATTCATGAAAAACTTCTCCTGTTTTAGTACTTTTAGGGCCAACCTTAACTGAAAAATCAGATTTTAAATATTGACTACCACCATTTTCTGAAGTATCATTCCACCAATCATTTATCTTTTCTGTATTTATTTTTTCAAAAGCAGCTTTTTGAGCACAATGATTAATAATAGTTTCAGTAATAGAATTACTAAAGTAGATTTTAGTCATTTCTTTTTGTTCATCAAAAATCTTTATTAATTTTTGTTTTTCTTCTTCGATGTACTCTAGCAAAAAATCATTATAATAAGCCTGTCTTTTTACCATAGCCTCATAAAGAATTTGATATCTTTCATATTCAGCTTGATCCCAATAATCAGGGTTAAATTGATACAAGAATTTTATAGTATCATCTGAAAATAAATGAGGAATTGTTTCTTTAGTAACATTTCCTTGGGTAGCTTCATTTAACAAATTCTTATAATAATTATCTTTTTCTTCTAGATAACTAGAATCTTTGTATTCATTTATAAAAAAATTCCACTCATAAAATTTCTTCAACATAATTAACCTCTTAATAATTTAAACATTGCATGATATATATTAATATGATTAACAATAATATGATGTATTTTTCTAGATCAAATCAATCTAATGCTAATTATAAATGCACAGATTCTTCAAATTCAAATTTAGGAGTTTCTGATCCTTTATGTAAAAATGAATTAGGATCAAGAAAAAATAGAAGCAAAGTTATTGAACAAATAAAAGATTATGTGCTTCTAATGCTAGGTGCTCCTGTTATTCAAATTGAATTAGATCAACAACAATTAGATGCATGTGTAGATCTTTCTTTGCAAGTTTTAGAAGATTACGCTCCAAGAGAATACTTCCAATTCTATGTTTTTAATACTACTCCTGGTAAAAGCATTTATAAAATGCCTCCAGAAGTAGGATATATCAGACAAGTTTCTTATAAAGATGTTCCAAGTTTTAATTTTTCTGCTAGCGATTTAGGCGGAGCAATACCAATAGAGTATTTTTATCCAGGCGGTGCATACAATTCTATTCAAGGTGGCATGATTGATCCATTACAACCTATTTGGGGGCATATGGGAGAATGGGTTCTTTATAAACAATATGAACAAATGTATTCTAATATAGCAAGTAATACAGGTGGTTGGGAATGGTATGGAAGTTATGATACTATTAAAATTTATCCAATTCCAATGAGAAGCAACAGTGTTATAGTTGATTATATTCAAAAAAATAAAGATTGGAATCGTGTCACTCAAGCTATGCAAGAAGGAGCTATAGCATTTGCAAAAATTATGTTAGGTAGAATTAGAAGTAAAATAAAAAATCCTCCAGGGCCTAACGGAGGAATAACACTAGATGGAGACACAATTCTTGCAGAAGGATTACAAGAGAAAAAAGACTGGGAAGAAAGACTTTTAACAAGATTTGGTGATGTACTTGGACCTACTTGGGGGTAGTTTCTTGATTGCTTTGTATAATAAACTTTAAAAAGGAAAATCATGAATAATAAAAAGATTGAAAAATTAAAAAATTTAAAAAACACAAATAATGTTGGCATGATTCATTACACGATTAAACATGGGGGCGTTGCCTCTAATGGTAAAGCTGGCAGAGGCGGTAGTGGCGGTAGTGGCGGTAGTGGCGGTGGCGGTGGTGGTATGGGCGGTGGCATGAATGGTATGGGAGGCATGGGCATGGGCGGTGGTATGGGCGGTGGCATGAATGGTATGGGAGGCATGGGCATGGGCGGTGGTATGGGCGGTGGTATGGGCGGTGGTATGGGCGGTGGTATGGGCATGGGTATGGGCGGTGGTATGGGTGGTGGTATGAGTGGTATGGGTGGCATGGGTGGTGGTATGGGTGGTGGTATGAGTGGTATGGGTGGTATGGGTGGTATGGGTGGTGGTATGAATAAAATTAGAAATGTTAATAAATCTAAAACCATAAGTAAAGTTAATGCAGTTATTTCAAAATTAAGAGATTGCAATGACAATAAATGTTTACAAACAAATATAGATGATTTTATAAAAAATCTAGACCGTAACGATCAAAATAATTTAGGAGGAAGTCTTAATAAATTAACTAAGCTTTTAGAATCTATAATAAATACAAAAATTGATAAGTTTAATGTAGGTGCCAAATTTGAAGCTAACGCTACTAATTTAAACAATTTAAATAATGCATTATCACAATGCAATGGAAACCAATCTTGCATTGGTAAACTGCAAACAAAAATTAATAAAATTAAAAAAGAAAATTCTAAATTGCAAAAAGATATAGATAATCTTACTAAGAAAATATTAGATGACATTAAAGAAGTTGATGCTTTAATGAAAAAATTATTTAATATAAGAAAGTTTAATGCTGTTCTTAAATTTAAGAACCTATAAAAGAAACTTTTTGACTATCTAAATTTGCTATTAAATATATTAAATTTGAATTAATTATAGGTAAGGTAATGCTTTCGCCTGCAACTAATTCATATCCATTTGATATTGTCAATGAATTTGAATTGCCAATGTAAATATTTCCATTGTTTGAATTACTTGCTTTTATATTAATTGAATTTTCAATTATATTTGAAGAAAGTTGTACAACTGATAATCCAACTGTTATTTGGTCTGTTATAAAATAACTTTGTATTGCTTGTTCATTACATATAACAACTGGTATAGAGTCAGATGCTAATTTTTGACCTCGGGAACTTTCAAATGTTGTCAAAGAATTACCAGAATCACCACCTGTATTAACTATAGCCATGTTTCCAGTGGTATCACTAACTACCACAGAAATGTTATTTTGACCCAAAGTTAAATCAGCCATAATATTCTCCCATTAATATAATTTAATTGTATGTATTATTTATTAAACATATTTGGATAAACTTTTACTGCTCTTTCAATTGCTTTTTGAATAATATCTTCAGCCATTTCATCTTTTCTAAAGAAAGAAATTACTTCATTTACATCATATTTTATTTCATGAAATGCAATTAAAAAATTATAAACTCTATCTGTATTATCAAGTTTAAAAGTAATAGGTTTTCCTCTTACGAATCTATGCATCCATTTTAATCTTGGATTACAAATTACTTTACCGCCATTCATTCTAACTTTCTCATGAATATAACCTTCTTCTCCAGCAAAACCCTCAAAATTAGAAGAGAATTTTGGCCAATGTTCTTTTTTCATTAGCATAAATGCAGCCCCATGCATTACGACTTCTTTCATTGTTCCTTTAGCAATTTCATCATCTACTCCCCATGTTCCATAAAATGCTCCACGCCATTTTGGATCTAAATGAGTAGCTATAATATTACCTCTTTCATTTATCAAAGGGCCTACCCACATATCTTTTTTTATTAAATCATAAAAAATACCATCAAAAATATTATCAACTGCATTTTCGCATAATAAAACATGACTATCTAGCAATAATACATATTCACCTTCTGCATAATGAAAAACATTATTCTTAGCTCTTGCTGGTCCTTTATTTACAGAAGCATGAACATATCTTGCTCCTGATATATCACATAATCCTTGAAGGCCTTCTGTTTTATTAGGTAAATCATCAATTACTAATATTTCAATATCTTTTTCATGTTTATTGTGATAAAGCTTTAAAGCTCCAATTGTAAAAAATGCTCCTTCTACATCATCGTAGCAAGCAAATCCTATTGTTAATTTTTTACTCAAATTTTCTCCTTTTTATCTATTATATTTTAGTTCTAACAATAAATAAATTATGATGAAAAATTACAAACAATATAAACAAGAAGTTTTTTCTGATCTTTTTGATAATGTTAAAGATATAAATCAAGAAGATTTAGAAGGCTTTACTTCTATTTGCAAAGAATATTTTTCAAATATTTTAAAAGAAAACAATAATATTATAACAGAATCAATTGAGCACACAAGATATTCTGTAGAAATAAATTATAGTACAAATAAAGAAGATGCATTAAGTGGATTTGCAAAAATTTCACTTGGATATGTAAGTGCTGCTTTAAAAAGAGAAGGATATCATGTTAAATTAATATTTGATGAAGAACCATATAGAATAATTGTAAGTGCAAGAAACTGGGATGATGGAGGCTGGTGTGGACTAATAAGTTACAATCATAAAATTGATATGTTTGTACTAAGCAAAGGTTTCTATAATAAAAGTAAAAAAACTGTTTCTGTAACTAGCAATGAAAAAATTAGCGGAGAAATAAATGCTTCTAGTATGACTAAAAGTTTAAAAAGCATAATGGATGATTTAAAAAATAAAAAAGACATGCATAAAGAAAAACTAAAAGGTATTAATTTAAAAAGAGGGCCAAAAAATTGAAGAAATCTGCTGGTATATTTTTTACAAATGGAGAAAGTTTCTTAATTTTATTGAAAAATTCAAGAAATAAAATTTGGAGCATACCAGGAGGAAAAGAAGAAAATAAAGAAAGCAGCTGGGATACAGCTTGCAGAGAAACCAAGGAAGAAATTGGATTTCTTCCTAAAGGCATAGAAATTGGAAAGTTTCCTGATTTTACCAAAAACAGGTATTTTGTTACATATGTAATGTTAGTTAAAAATAAATTTCACTGTACTCTAAGCGAAGAGCATTTAGATTACAATTGGATAAACTTCAATGAAGTTGAATATTACAATCTTCACGAAAGATTATATAAGAAAATAAATTTATTTAAAAATTATATTTTAACAAAATTTGAAATTTCAAAACACAAATTTAATTAATAACAATTTCAATGCTTCCAGAAGGATTTTCATTTAACAATATATCTTTTTTTTCATCTGGATCATCAATTAAATTATTTTTTGAATCATTAATTGGAACATTAGAACTTGTTTGCACATGTTCAATTTTACCAGCGGATTTAACAATATCAGGCTGATCTAAAATTAATTTATTTTCATTCATAGGTTTTTCTTCTCCATTATCAATAACTTGAATTAGTTTTAATTCATTTGTTTTTACTAATCTAAGGAAATAACTATCTCCTTTAAAAATCTTATGAGGACCAACAAATTTTTTGTTATCCATATTTAATTTTGGCAACATTAAATCTGCATTCGTATTGTTCTCATATATATAAACTCCTTTTCCACTAAAATCATTTTTTTTATTTTTCATTTTTTCCTTTAAGCAATATTTTTATATAACAATTTATTATAATAACATTAAGTATTTTTTAAAGGATAATTATATGAATATTTCAAATTGGTATGATGTTTACCCAAAAGGTACAATGCAAGGCGATATAGAAGAAAAATTATTTAAAAGTTTAGCAAGAAATAAAAAGTGGAAATGGAGAAGCGTATCTGCTATAGCAAAAGAAGCTGGAATTTCAGAAGAAGAAGTAGAAAAAATTCTTGATAAGTATTACAAGCTTAATATGGTTTTTCAAAATCCTAGTTCTGATACTCAATGGGCTTATTGGACTAATGTACCAGATTTAATAAATAAGCCAATTGAATCCATTTTAAGTCATGATCATAAACTTAGATTAAAAGGAATACAAGATTTTATAGTAATTAATGTTGAAAATAAAGATGATTTTGAAGATGAATATTCAAATGTTATTTTTTAAATAAAAAAAACTTGCACTTAACATGCAAGTTTTTTAAATGTAAAATTTCAATGTTAAGATTCGGTGTCATTGAATTGAGAATAATTAAATTTCTTAACATCAATACCAGTATCTTTAACTGTCGAACCCATTTTTTGTATAGCATCAGATGCTATAGGAGTAAAATAACTAGCAGGATAATGTGCTCTTACATACCCTTGAGGATAAGCCCAATGAGCAATACCAGCCCTAGATGTTTTTTCTGCTAAAAGGGGATTACTTCTGTGAACCCATTCTTCAAATGTTAACATTTTTACCTCTTCTTTAAAAAATTTATCTTTTAGTTTTATAAGGTTTTAATTATACTAAAAGATTATAGTTATAAAATAAACTATTGTTTCTAATCTATTTATAGTTTTGTTTTAAATTTTTATTAAATAAAATGTCAAAAGAACAAATTATTCTTGTGCCTAAAACAATTGAAAATAATTCATTTTTCATTAAAAACAAGCTTTTTATTTGTTTTTGCTGCGATATAAGTTACAAGCCAACATATTTTTGTACTAAAAAAAATAAATGTGAATTTTGTACATTTAATAATTTTTCCAAAAAAAACACTATAGTTTTTACTATAAAACAATTTTTAACCATACTTAAAATTAATAAAGCCTTTTTTTACAATTCGATTATAATAATTTTAAATAAATACAAATTTATAACTGTAAACTGGGAAACTTTAATGTTTTTCATAAATACAAAAAATATAAATGATGATAAATTATTTAAGCATTATTTAAACTTTTTTTTTGAAGAATTGTTTCAATTTTTAAACATTGAAAAAATATTAAACTTTAAAAAAGATTTATTTGTTAAAACTTATGTAAATGCTATTTGTTCTTTTAAAGAAAAAAACAAAAGACCTTTGGGAAAAGTAGTGTTAATTCCATTTTTTAACAATAAAATATTTAAATCCTTAAACAAAAGAGAAGTTATAAATTCTAAAAATATTATTGTGTAAAATAAATAATTGTCTATAATTGAATATAACCTTTTTTTAGGAGTATCGTTATGAAGACTTGTGTTAAAGATACGATTAAGTTTCAAGTTCGCAAAACAACTGTTAAGGGCAAAGAATACTACGAAGCAATTGCCACAATTAGCGGTTTAACGCCAACGAAAATTAGGAAAAAAGATACAAACTGTACTCTTTATGAAAACAAAAGTGCTATTGTATCAGCATGTAATGCTAGAGCTAATAAATTAAGCTGTAAAAGCTTCATTGTTTTGCCAAAAGAACCAACTGTATAAATTTTAAAATTATTTAAAAGAGCAATTATTTAAAATAATTGCTCTTTTTTATTTGATTGACAATAAATACTACATGCAGAAGTTTAATAAAAAAAGAAATAAAAAAAGAATTGCTCCTTCGTTACCTGTACCACCTTCACCTCAAGGATGTGGATGTGGAGGCGATAGCGAACAAAGAAAAAACATTATTAGAAAAGTAGTTAATAAAAGAATTAAAAGAAATAAATAAATTACTTTAGAAAGATAAAAATGTGTGGATGCAATAACAACAATAACTCAAGATTAAAAAACTTCAACACATCTCCTACTAAAAATAAAGTTATATCTAGTAAAATTAGCAGAGCTAATATTTATAGTGAGTTACATAAAAAAGCCGATCAAAAAACTCCTTTGCCAGCAAATCAAAACAAATTGAGTAAAAATGCAGAAATAATACGAAAAGCATTGTCGGAAAAAAATTTAAATAAAAATAATAATAAAAAAGATAATAAAAAATTCTTTATTTGATATATAAGGTAAACCTTTTTAGGAGAAACTATGCTTAATTACAATAAATGGAAAAAGTTAAACGAAAACATGCTATCTTTCAACCTTGGACTTTCCAATCCTCAGAACATGGGAGTTATGATGGATAAGAAAATGGAATCTTACATGGAAGATGAAGAAGATATCGAAGATGATGATGAAGATGATGAAGATGATGAAGATATCGAAGATGATGAAGATGATGAAGATGAAGAAGACGATGAAGACGATGAAGATTACGATGATGACGATGAAGACGATGATGATGATGATGAAGATGATGAAGATTACGATGATGACGATGAAGACCATGACGATGAAGACCATGACGATGAAGACCATGACGATGAAGACCATGATGAAGAAGGTGACATGGGCATAGAAGTAGAAAATATGCCAAAAGACAAAGAATCTCGTTCAATGAAATACATGAAAAAAGATTCTTCTGGATGTGGTTCTTATATGTCAGCTGAAAATATGCCAAAAGAATCTGGTTCAATGAAATACATGAAACACATGAAACGCATGAACAAGGATTCTTCTGACAACGAATCTGGCTCAATGAAACACATGAAAAAGTATTCGTCTGGATGTGGTTCTTATATGGCAGCTGAAAATACTATTCCAAAGCATATTCCTACCATGAAAGATTGGCAAAAAAGTGTTGCTAATATGCTTGATAATTCTTGTGTAACTAAGAAAAATTTTGATGGTATGGTAAACGAATCAAAAAAAATCAAAAAATCAAAAAAGAATTTTGGTAAAAAAACAAAAAAGCATTTTACTGAAAAAGGTAATGTAAATTACTCAAAAAAAGTAAATGAAAATTCAGATGGTATGTTGATGCAGCAATTGCAAAGAACACAACAAGAAATGGATGTGTTATTTAGTAAATTAAAGGATGAAAAAATACCAAGAATCCTTATAGATACTATGTCTGATATAGCTGAAAAATCTCATGTTATTGCTGATATTATTGGTAAAATGAACCCAGCAGATGTTCAAAGCTTTTATAGTCAACGAAACAATAATTAATTGTAATGCTTAAAACATTACATTAAGTTTTAAAAAGCAGTCCTACAAGACTGCTTTTTTTATTTTACTATTGTTTTTTTTAGTTTTATAAATTAAAAGAAATTCATGAAAACAAAAGAAGCATTTTTAAAATATTTAGATTTTGGTTACCAACCAATTTTATTACATCAAAATACCAAAATGCCAATATTTTATGGATGGCAAAATAAATACAATCATAAAAACTATTGCGACTTATTAAATTCTAATAAAAAATACAATATTGGATTTTTACTTGGAAACATCGTTGATATAGAAGGAGATACAGAAGAAGCCAATGAGATACTTAATAATTATTTTTTAGCAATTAATCATCCTATTTACAAAAGTAAAAAATCTTTTCATCATTTGTTTAAAAACACTCACATAAATATATCAAGAATTCAAATTAAAAACTTTGAAATAAGAGGATTTAATCATCAATCTGTAGTTCCTCCTAGTAATGTAGATTCAAATGAAGATTATATTTGGATAGAAGATTTAATTCCAGTCAAAGAATTACCTGAGATACCAACAGACTTTATTAAAAACTTTAATATTTTATCACTTGTAAAAAAAAGAAAACAATTAACAAAAAGTAAAAACAAGTCTGCTATTTGGTGCAGCAATTGCAGAAATAAATTCCACTTAAATGGTGATTTTTTAATTTTACAATTAAAAAAATTAAAATCATTAAATCAAAAATGGTCATGTAAATCTTGTAATGTTTGATTAATGTTTAATGTATGTTTCAATATCATTAACTAATGATTCAGGTAAGAAGTTATAAGTGAAATATAAATACTTCTTCAAAGAACTTTTATTATTATTGTTCAAACAATTAACTAAATCAAAATAGTCATAACCAAAAACATCAACATTATCACCGTTAATATTATAAAATTTTAAATAATCTTCATTTAATACAAATTCATAACAAAAACTTAAAATGCCATGTACAAACTTAGCAATATTAATATATTCTGGTGCGAGCCAGAAATTACTGGTAAAGTAATATGTTATTTCATTAGAATATTTAGAATAATCACCAGCATAAAAGAATTTTTTTCTTACAAACTCATTCATGTCATCTTCAAAAAAAGTTAAAGGAACTGTTAAAAACAAGTCTACTAGCTTGACAAAAACTTTAACTAATCTATTATCTAAAAATAAATTATCTGCTATAGTAATTCCATTTAACGCAGGAAGAATATTAGTATAATAATCCATAGAATTCTTAGAATTCATATCATAAACATTTTTAACTTTCAAAAAATTCTTCAAATTCTCTTTGTATTCGATAACAAAATTAGAATCTGGTATTTCAATAAATTTAGAAAACGATAAATTTGCGTTGACTATATTAAGAGTGTTTTGAATAGAATTAAAATTATCACATATTTTTTTAATGAAATCGTATTCGCTATTAGATTCAAACTTTAAATTAAAAGAATATTCATCAAATGTAAAATTAGGCAAATCTAATACTTTATTATTAGTTTTCTTGTTTATCTGGCCTAATATGTCATTAACTTTAACAAAGGAATTATTTTGATTCACAAAAAACTTAGAATTTGTGCCAATTATCAAATTTTTCTCCCGTATTTAGTAAAAAATATGTATATTATTATAACAATAATAACTTTGATAAATAAATAAAAATATGGAAGAATATAAAAATTTACAAGGAATTTTAAAATACTATTACTCTGGGGGCTTTGACAATCAAGATCCGTTGCTATCTATTGGTGGCGAAATAAGTAATAGTATTATTAATATAAACGAAGAAAACATATTTAATAATATAAGTCAAGATCTTTACAAAAAAGGATTAATTGATTATAGATGCTTATATTTAAGAAACATTTCTAATAAAAGAATTCATAAATTATCTTTGTTTTTAGATGACTTCTTCAAAGGAGCCACCTTTAATTTAGGATTTAATTTAAAGAATGAAATTCAGACAATAACAATAAGCGGTGGAAACTTTATTAATAATCAATATATAATTTTTTCTTACGATGAACACAAGTTTAAAGTAAAATACAATAGAAATATTAATATTTTTAAATCTAATTTTCAAACATCTATTAGGAAAATATATACATTAAAAGATGTTATTGTAGAAGGAGTGCATGCTGGCGGAAATAATGTTTTAAATATTAAGTTTGTTGGGTATGCTGGTTATAAACAACATCAGCTTATAAAAGTACATAGTTTCAATTTAACACCAAGTCCGATGATTTATATAGTGAGAAAACAAGTTGGTAGCCCGATAAACTTCATTGAAAATAAAATAAATAATGTTTATTTAGAACCATCAAATGTTAATTTTTTAAATTTAAATGACAAAATAGAATTTGGATTATTAGAAATAGGTGATTTTTTACCAATATGGTTGCGTAGAGAAGTATTCTCTGGTATTATTCCTATAGAAGACGATGGGTGTAGTATTTTAACCAAAGCCCTTATTGAATTCAAAAAACTATGATATTTAAAAAATTCTATTTAATTGTATTATTTATTTTTTTCATTCTACCACAAGTTTATATGGCACTTCAACTATCAGACGAAGAAAAAAAGTTTACAGAAGTTTATGAAAACTACATTAAACTTAAGAATAATTTTGACGATAAGAAATTTTGGAATGATACAGAGATATACAAAGGTAAGGAAAAAATAAAATATGATGAATTCGATGAAATAAAAAAGATTATAATAAAACAAGTTATTTGCAAGACTTGTAAAAATTCATTGGATAAAACCATACAAGAGATTGAAAAAGAAAATAAAAATTTTAAAGAATTGCTAGTAAAACTTAAAGATGCGTCAGTTTATTTAGAAAAAATGAGTAAAAAATTAAAAATTGATCTTTATGAATTAAAGCCAGATTGGTTTACTGATCTTGATAAAGAAGTATTTTTAGAAATAAAAAAATGAATAAATGTTTTTTTGACAAAACTGAATGTTTAGAAATTAAAGACATATCATTGCATGTTATTGTCGAGGGTGAAGGAAAATTACAAAATTGCTGTAGTAAATGCTTGTTTAAAATGCAGGACTCTTTTAATACCGAAAATGAAATTCCATCAGCTTTAGATGAAATTGAAAATAACCCAGAAAAAAAATGTTCATCTTGTAACTCAACATTAAATGAAATGTTTAAAAGTGCAAGAGTTGGATGTCCGCTATGTTATTCCTTTTTCCAAAAAGAATTATCAACTTTAATTTATTATTATCAAAAATCTATTTTGCACGAAGGTAAAAAACCAAAAGAAAAACATAAATCTGTTTTATTGCATTGTGTATTAAAAGATTTAGAGGAAAAATTAAAAACATCTTCTGAAGAAGAAAAAGAAAAAATATTAAGTTTAATAAAAAAATTAAATTAAGAAAATTTATTAAATAATATTTCTTTTTCCTTTAAAAGTCTATTTAAGTTATTTTTATTCTTTATCATACCAATTAAATCACATAAATTAGTAATTTCTTCTCTGATAGTTTCTATGTTTTTAATGTCAACCCATTCAGAAAAACTTTCTGGGTTGATAATTCCCATTCCTTGCCAAAATCTTGAAGATCCTTGTTTTTCTAATAATTCTTCTAAATTTTTAACAGTCATTGAATTTTGTTTAAACACTTCTCTGTAATCATTAGCATTCATTACTGCTTCAGGATCTATCTTTCTTTTAGATGAAAGAACTAAAGCTGCAACACCAACGGCAAAAGGACATGCCATGCTAGATCCACTCATGTACGCATATGTATTTTTTGGAACACAACTGTAAATCTTTACTCCAGGTGCAACAAAATCTAAATTAGGGCCAGTACAACTAAAGCTTGCCCTAAGACAGTTTTCATCAACTGCACCAATTGAAATACACTCAGTGTAAGCAGCTGGATAAAGCAACTGTTCTGTATTACCAGCATTGCCAGCAGCAACAAAGCAAATTGTGTTGTTTTCAGCTGCTTCTTCTATAGCAACTCTAATCTCTTCAACTGGATCTCTTGTGCCTAAAGACATACAAATTATGTCTGCCTTTTGAGATACAGCATAATTGATACCATCTAAAACTGCCTTCATATCTCCTGCACCATAGTTATTCAATACCTTGATTGGTAAAATTTTAGCTTGTGGTGCTATTCCAACAATTCCTAAATCATTATTTTTTGCTGCTATTATTCCAGCTACATGAGTTCCATGTGAAGCATAATCCTGTGGGGGCAGATCTTTTTCTACAAAATTAGTGCCTTCTAATAAATTTTCTTTTAAATCACTATGATTAAAATCTACACCTGTATCTAAGACAGCAATTTTTACATTTTCTCCTTGAGAAAACTTCCAAATTTCAGGTATGTGAAAATTAGTTATTTGCCATCCTAATGCTTGAGATGATGATTGAAAAGATAATATATTTTCTTTTGTATAAGGAAGTAAATTACATTGTATGTTTTTTAAATAATCATTATTTTTCATAAAACCTCAAAAATATTGTTTCTTTTAAATATATATTACTAGTTAAGAATTATTAATATAATAAATAAAATGTGTGAAAATGATACAATAGAAAATCGTTCTACTTTCACAGAACTAAATCCTGGTTCTGGCGGAAGCATAATGGATGAAACTAAAATAATTTATCCTATAGGTCCAGGTTCTACAGAATTAAGACATAGGGCAAGAATTGTTATTGGTGGTGAAAATTTAGAACAATTAGCTAGTATAACAGATCAAAACCCAGAAGGCTGTGAATATGCACTTATCACTAGAGCTATACCTTATGTAAATAATATTTACCCAATTTTCAACAGTGTTTCTAATGTTGTGCTAGATAACACAAACATTTTAACTTATACCGTAACTACAGGAAAAACTTTCAGCCTTACTGGATTTAGCGTAAGTGGTGATTTGCCAGTTAGATACAAATTAACAATACAAGACTATTCTTTAGAAAACACTTATTTTACTTATAGAACAAACGCTTCCAATCTTAACGGCATGGTAAACTTTAATATTCCAATAGGAAATATATTAGAAGGATATGTTGTAAGAATAATTGGAACTTTAATTTCAGCCTACAATGGAAGTCCTCCTGCTGCAAATTATGAAGCAACTATTTTAGGATTTGAAACTGCTGATAATTAACTACTTTAATAAAAAAATATCAATTATATTCAATATAAAAAATTTAATTGTTAAAAAATCATTTATATATTTAAGCATATTTTTCAATGTAATATAATACATAATATTAAATATTATATTTAAAAGTAGGAATAATATGCCTGATATAAATACTGGTTTAGGCGTTACAATATTCGGGGATGGCTACACTGGAGGTGCTGGGCAAGCTGATTTAGTAGCTGTTGTTATTAATAACGCTTTAAAAGTTGATAATAGTAGCGTTATTCAACCAGTATCAGGAACTATATTTTCAAGCAATTTAACTACAGATAATACTAAAGTTGTAAGTGAATATGGAGAAGTAAATTCTGTTGCTCCTTACTCAAGTGGCGATATTTATTACACCCTAGCTCCTTCTACAACATTTTATTTAAAAGGTATTATGGCAAGCTCTTCTGGAGGCCCATGTAAGGTAGTTGTTGATTATGGAGTATTAGATGCAGGAAATATTATTGATGCAACTACTATCGCTACAGGATTTTACTCAAGTGCAGTTCCGTATATTTTAATGGAATTTGTTCAAGCAGAAATAATAACATCTACATTAGACCCTTATGGTGTTAGAGTTAGAATAATAAATAACAATCCTAACCCTCAAAATGTTTACGCAAAAATAATGGGACAAAAAAATTAATAATAACAACAATATTGTTTTTTTAAATAAATAAATCATGCATATTATTCAATACCTTCTTAACTTGCCTTTTAAAAATAACCTTTACAAAGGCGAAGGAAATTTAGTAGTATTAGCAGAAGCAGATGTTAAACTTGTATTGTATCATTTTAAATCAATACTAAAATTTAAACCCAATGATATTGGATATGATATAAATGGCACTGAATGGAAAATAATCAGTGTTTATTATGATAATAATTCTTATTCTTATGAAGCTTTCAATGGAACAAAAGTTGTAATTTTTGATAATTTTGATCTTTATAATGCTTCTGAAATAAATGATATTTATCAAAACAATCTTGATTCTAAAATAGAATCAATTGTAAATAAGATTAAACAAATAGAATCATGTGTTCCTAATGCTGATTTAGTAAAATCAACAGTCCATGAAAATTACATAAGTTTTGATATTCACAACCCTTCTGAAGCAAATAATATTTATCAAAACAATCTTGATTCTAAAATAGAATCAATTGTAAATAAGATTAAACAAATAGAATCATGTGTTCCTAATGCTAATTTAGTAAGTAAAAATTCGAACAAAAAAGATTTAACTGCTAAAAATAAAAAACGAATGAACAATAAAAAAATTAAAGAAATAGATAATAAAAAAAACAAAGAAGTTAAAATAACAAAACTAGAAAATAAAAAAATAATTAAAGATGATATAATTATTGATAAAAACAAACATGAATGGTCTGTGGTTGAAATATTTGAATTCAATAAAAAAATTAAATATAAGGCCGTTAGAAAGAATACCACAAAGATATTTAACGAAAAAGATATAAAAAAGAAAATTAATTAAATAAATAATATATGAATTACAATTACACTGGAAGTGGCAAAATAATATTTAAGTCTTGTACTGGTTATTTTAAAAAAACCAATATATTTCATAAATTCAATGTGGGAGATTTAGCTTGGTTGAAATACAAAGCAAAAAAAGGAAAATTAGAAGTTATTAGTATAAAAAACCTACTTTTTAATGGATCTGTTTATTCTACCAATAGAATGCTTGTTCTTTATAAAGACAATAATAATTTTCTATATAACCCAGATGAGTTATTAACAAAAAATGAAGCTGTTGAAATTGTAAAATCTTATTTATACGAAGAATTAGCAGATCTTGTACAAGCAAAGAAACTTTGTGCAATTAATATTAATCAAGCTTCTGGCATTTGACTTAAGTATTCGATAAATTGTTCATAAGTATGAATTTTTAATTTAGGCCAAAATTCTTTATTTAAAAATATATTATCATTTGGTTCTTTTCCTACATGTTGATATTTAGAATTAAATCTAGTTTTTATAACATGACATGGTTTGTTACACAAAGACATAAATGTTTTAATCCAAGTGTCAGTAGAAATAATATCATCACAAGAAATAATAGTTTGTAAAAAAGTGTTAAAATCAATTTCCTGACTTACACCTTTATGATTTATAATTTCAGAATCAGTTAGCCAATAGCAATTTTTATCTTGGTAAAAATTATAAATATTAAGATCTTTTTTACTACTTGCCGTAATTACTTCGTAACCTTTTTCCAAGTATACTCTTACAATGGTATTATATTCTTCAACATTTAAATGTCTTTTTCTATGTTCACACTTTTTTGATCCAGAAGGGCAAATCACCACATATTTTTTATCTCTTTTTTTAATTCCTATTAAATTAAGCCAGTCTGTTTCAATTACTAATCTATTCTTATACTTATCAATATTTATCCAATCGTTCCAATTAAAATTATCAGGTAAATGAGCAGATAAATTAAAATTAGGATGAACAATAATTTTATTGTATAAATTTTTAATACATTCATGTCCTTTTAAATTTTTATAAAAAATATATTTTAAATTAAAGTAATCTAAAAATTTTTTAGAAAACTGACTTGATTCATCGTTTGCTATGCAAACTATATGTACTTTTTCATTTTTATAACAAACAGCAAGAAGCAATAAAAGATCACCAATGCCACCAAGTGTTAAATAAACATTCTTGTCGCCATTTATAAATTCATTTAACTTTAAAAAATAAACATCAGAGATTGGATCTATTGGATTAGAATTCATTATTAATCAAGCTTCTGGCATTTGACTTAAATATTCGATAAATTGTTCGTAAGTATGAATTTTTAACTTAGGCCAAAATTCTTTGTTTAAAAATATATAATCGCAACATTCAAGTCCAATTTCTTGATATTTAGAATTATACCTTGTTTTTATAACATGACATGGCTTGCCACACAAAGACATAAATGTTTTAATCCAAGTGTCAGTAGAAACAATATCATCACAAGAAATAATAGTTTGTAAAAAAGTTTTAAAATCAATTTCCTGACTTACACCTTTATGATTTATAATTTCAGAATCAGTTAGCCAATAGCAATTTTTATCAGGATATAATCCAAATGTTTTAACATCGTTTTTACTGCTAGTAGTAATAACCTCATACCCTTTATCTAAATAACCATGTACGATTTTTTTATATTCAACTTGAGTAAAAAACCTTCTTCTCAAATCAGTTTTATGAGATCCAGAAGGACAAATTATTGCATATTTTTTCTCTCTTTTTTTAATCCCAATATAATCAATCCAGTCTGTTTCAAGAACCAATCTGTTTTTGTATTTTTCAGTAGATTTCTTCCAATCACCATAATCACATCTATCTGCCAAATGTGCAGATATTGTAAAGTTAGGATGAGAAGTAACCTTTTTATAAAGCAAACTACAATAATTAGTTCCCATTAAGTTTTTAGAAATAAGATTTTTCAATTTAAAAAATTCAAAAAATCTTCTTGAAAAAGAATCCGCTTCTTGATTTGCCATAAAAATAACATTTGCTTTTTCATCATTATAACAAACACCAAGTAAAAGTAATAAATCTCCAACTCCTCCAAACGACATGTAAATGTTTTTATCGCCCTTCATAAATTCATCTAAAGAAATCATAAGCTTGTCAAAAGACAAAGAATCGGTAGATGTATTACTTCTGACATTTTTTTTTCTAATTTGAAAATTATCTTTTTGTAAAGTATTATTATTTTCTTTATTTATTTTTTCAATTAAATGATTATCTTTAACATCAAACTGCGTTTTTAATTTATCTACAGAATTACCTTTTCTGTAATTCTCAAGAGCAATTTTAATCTGCTTCTGTATTTCTTCTTTATTTAAATAAGAACGAATTTTTTCCATTGAAATTAAATATTCCTTATAACATTTAAATCATCTTCTTTAGCAACATCAACAATTTCATCTTTTGCATGTGTCTTAATAAAGTTCCAATCTTTCATAAATTTCTGTAAATTATCATAATGAAGAATGTCTATAGATCTAATTAATCTTGCTCTTCTATCTAAATCCATCTGATGTTCATCATCTGTAGGATTTTCTTTATCATGTTCAGAGGTAACATTATCAATAATATCTTCAAATCTTTTAGTTTTATTTCTAAAAGATGGATCAACTTTAAATAATGAAGCAGACGATCCTGTAATTTTTAAATCTTCATTAATGTTATTACTTGCCCATTCATTAAACTTTTTCATGCTTTGCCTTTCAGTTCTTTATCATTTTTCTTTTTTGTTTATATATCTCGCCATCAAGATCTTTATTTTTAAGATTTTTCTTAATTTCATGATGCCATGTTGCAACAGTATCTTCAGGAACATTTAACAATGCTGCAAGACCTTCAGAATCATTCAATAATAAAATAAAATCATCCCAGAAATCTTCTCTTATGTTTTTACCAAAAAAAATAATTTCTTTGATTTTTTTTTCTTTATCCTTGTTATTAGAGTCTTTTTTTCTTAAAGATTCTATTAAATATCCTAATGATGTCATTTTTCTCCTGTTTTTTAATTTTATTAACTTTAATATAATTAAACTATTTTAAACTTTAAAATTTTATTTTTATTAAGTTTTTTTATACTAAAAATTAAACCAATTTTTTGAATATCTCTTTCTCTACAACAAACTACAGTATCTCCATCTTTAAAACTTTCGGTTGGATCTTCATACTTAATTTCTATTTCGTAAGTTCCTTCCATTAAATCTTCTTCATGAGAAACATTTTGTTCGTTAAATTCAAAACTATTAGCAAAATCTTGATTGATTTTTTTTTCTTTTATATCATCTATATTTCCGCTTTTGTAAAATTTATAATTTACAACTAAATTATTTATTTTTGTAACTTTTTTTCTTTTATCGCCAAACCATTTAATTACGAGCTTAGGTTTTGCAATACCAAGTTTAATATTAATTTTTTCTATAGCTTTGTTAGTAAATTTTTTTATAATCTTGTTTTTCATTTCAATCTCCTTTTTTATAACAATTTTTTTTTAAAAATAAACAATCAGGACTTTTTCTTCGAATTAATTTAAAAGAAGAAGATGGCCCAATGTATTTTGATCTAACACCTACGGCAGAAAAAAGACCATCGTTAACTCCAGTACCATATACAGGGCCAAAGTAATTGTAAAATGATTCTTGTTTTAAATGCAACCATTCTTTAAAATTAATCATGATTTATTTATTCTTCTGTTATAAATAATTCATAATAACTTTTATCAGGAAATCAAAAGTGAATAAATCAGGTAGTAATATTAACTCAAAAGAAAACACGCTTAATAATATTAATTGTCAAAGTCCATTAGGACAAAATAATAATATTGATCCTCCACCTGGATATTGTGATCAAGATGAATTAAACCAAAATAATGTTGGAAATGGAAAAGAAAGCTGGATTTCTGATAGTCAAAATCAAAAAACAAATCTTGGAAAAGAAAATAATTGCGATCCTATGCAAACAGGACAAATTATAAATGATTTAGATTCTACAAATAGAAATAATATTTATCGCTATGCAAAATCATTAAGAGGAACAGATGAAGCAGTAATGGATTTATTTAGAAATATTGTTGTGCTTGATGAAAGCGGAAAAGCACATCCAATCCCAATTATGTGGGGAACACAAGAAAGGGCAGTTGCTTTTTTACTTCAAGAAAATACTAGAAAAGATAATACTTTAGTTGTAGATAGAATCAAATTACCATTAATGGCAATTCATAATTCTGGATATGAATTTGATCAAAGCAGATACACATATCATGCAGCTGTAGATTTTATAAGAGATAAATCTGGTAAGCCAAGTTTTTATGGAAGTGAAAAATATAAAAATGATACTGTCTTTGGACAAACAAGAGGAATACCAATAAATATTTCTTACACATTATCAGCTTGGACTTTATATGTTGAAGATATTAATCAAATTTTAGAACAAATTTTTTTAAAATTTTCACCTGTTTCATATATAAAAGTACGAGGAGTTAATTGGGAAGTTTTAGTTAAACTAGACTCTATTGCAAATAACCTTAATTATGAACCAGGTGATGCTGCTTTAAGAGTAATTAAATATGAATTTTCCATGACTGCTAAAACATATATAGCACAACCTCTAGTAAGAAAAAAAACTGTCTTGGAAACAAGAATAGAAATGGTAGATGGCTTAAAGGAAGAAGACATCACAGAAGTCATAGGAAGAATAGAAGAATCTGTTAAGGAGTTAAATAAATGATTGAATTGGTAAATAAAAAAAAGTACCCTGTACAAATTTTAGTAAAGTCAACAAAGATACCAAATTCATTTACTTGTTTAAATATACCTGGCGTTGGTGCTAAAAAAAATATTTTTTTCTTACAAGATGAAAGAGAAACTGAATATATAGATCGTGCTGTTGCAGCAGGATTAATTTCCAAAAGAACCGTATAAGAAAAAAGGGAGAAAAATCATGGCATTATTAAAAGGCTTTCCACCTTCAAATACTATTAGTCCTTCAGTAAGAATTGCTGAAAGAGATTTAAGTTTTTATGGAGATGTTCTTCAAGGTGGTACTGCTGGAGCTTTTGTAGGTTTTGCCTCAAAAGGCCCAATTAACTTACCAACTTTAGTTAGATCACAATCTGATTTAAATAGAATCTTTGGATATCCTCATCCTGATACTAGCGATCCATACTTGTATTATGCAGTATCACAATTCTTAAGAACTTCTAATAGTGCATACATTCTAAGAGTAGCAGAAACTAATACTGTTAACGATTACGCTGCTACAACTGCTGAAGTAGACTTAGTTGCATCAGGATCTGCTGTAGAAATTCATTCAAATTATATAAGCTCATATGATACTTACAGCATAACAATGGATAGCTTCTTTAGATGGAAGCTCAATGGCGTTCTTGCATCAAAAATATTAGTCGTTCCAATTGGTACATATGCACCAAGTGAATTAGTATCATTGTTAAATGACCAACTTATTCCAGATGTAGATGGAATTGAATTTTTTGTATTTGATGACGGTATTGATGCAACTTTAGGATTAAGAAGTGTTTGGGCTTATGGCTCAAATTCTTCAATAGAATTAGTTTCTGTTCTTAATTCATTATACGGTCAAAGTAGCGAAGTAGGCTTAGGAACTGGCATGACATCAGCCTCTTCTTCTGGCGGTAATCAAAAATATCCTACTTCTGATCCTTATCAAAACGATGGCTTTTATGATTTTAAAGGATTAATTGGTACTTCACTGCAAATAGTTGTTGATGGAACTGACAATCCAAATATTGATGGTGTAATTCAAGAAATATCTTTGGCATCTCTTGAAGGAGTCAATCAAGATCTTGCAGATATTGTAATTGCAATCAACGCTGAAATTTTATCATTACCAGGTGGATTCAAAGCAGTTTCTGACGCAAACAAACTTAGCTTTGAAACTCTTCATAGTGGTAGAGATGCAAGAATTTTAATCAAAACAAACGCAACTGCACTTACTGTATTTGGTTTTAATGGAAAAACCAAATCAGGAATTTCTCCAAATGGTGTTAGCGATGATATCAATGTTGATACTCTTGGAATAATTGGCGGAGTAAGTACAACTACAGATATAAGCTTAACCATTACAGCAGATTCAGCTGGTATTGATGGAAATGATACTTCTGTATTAATAGATAACGATATAGAAACTGGTAACTTTACCTTAAGAGTATTCAACAAAGGTGTACAAGTTGAATCTTGGGGACAGCTTTCAAAAATGCAAGGCTCTCGTTACTATATTGAAACTTACTTAAACCTTGTAAGTGATTACATCAGAGCAATAGACAACACGACTGTTGCTGCTCCACCAGCTGATAATGGCCCTAACGGATCATTGTTAGTAGGTGGAACTGACGGTATTCCACCTGATCCAGATGATCAAGATTCATTGCTGATTGGTAATCGTGTATCTTTTACTGGTCTTTATGCTTTGAGTGAACCAGATCAATTAACAATTGATATTGTTTCTGTACCTGGCCACTCTTCTACTAGAGTAGTTAGAGCATTAATTGACATGTGTGCAGAAAGAGGCGATTGTCTAGCATTAATCGATCCTCCATTTGGATTAACAGTACGAGAAATTATTGATTGGTCAAATGGTGTTCATCCTTTAAACACTTTCCCGTTAAATTCTGATTTTGCAGCACTTTATTGGCCTTGGCTAATGATTAACGATGTTGACAATGGTATTAATGTATGGGTGCCTCCAAGTGGATCTGTAGCTGCTGCATATGCAAGAAGTGATTCTATGTCTAATCCTTGGTTTGCTCCTGCTGGTCTAGACAGAGGATTATTAACAAATGTCAATGATGTATACAACAGACCGAGTTTAGTAGAAAGAGATTTAATGTATGGAAATGGTAATGCCATCAATCCAATCGTAACTTTTTCTGATACAAATGGCTTTAATATTTTTGGTCAAAAAACATTACAACGCAGACCTACTGCTCTTGACAGAGTAAATGTTCGCAGAATGATGTTTTATGTTGAAAGACAAATTAAAAATAGATCAAAATCTTTGTTGTTTGAGCCAAATGATGAAAATACAAGAGCTAATTTTGTTAGAATAGCAAAAGATGTTTTAGACACTGTATCACTTGGCAGAGGAATTTCAGCATACAGCGTGTTATGCGATAAAACAATTAACACACCAGATGTTATTGATAGAAATGAATTAAGGGCAAAAATTGGTATTGTACCAACAAAAGCAGTTGAATTTATATTTATAGAATTCACCTTACAAAGAACTGGCACTATATAAAATATTTATTTAAAATTAAATAAGGAGGCATCATGGCACAGGAAATGGGACTTGGAATTTTAGGAAGTGGCGACACAGTATTTAAAAGAAAATTTAGATGGACTATGGAATTTCAAGGAGTGTGTGGTATCGATGGAGAATTTGATATTCCTCCAAGTTTTGTAAAAAATGCAAATAGACCTAGCTTAACAATTGGAGAAACAGAAATAAATTATCTTAATGGTAAGATGTGGATTCCTGGTAAGGGTACTCCAGATACTACCCAAGTAACATTTTTTGATGTTGCAAGCCAAGCTGGAGCACAATCTATTAGTGGTTTATTTACTTGGTTAGCAACTGTATATGATTTTACAAACTCAATAACTCTAACTCAATCTTCTGCACAAAATGTAGCAGGTGGATATACTGCTAAAGTTGGACTCTTAAAAATGCTAGATGGTTGTGGAGAAGTAATTGATGGATTCGCTTATTTAAATCCTTGGCCAACTACGATAAATTTTGGAGAACTTGACTATGCAACAGAAGATGAATGTACTATAGAATGCACATTCAGATATAGAAATTTTGAATACTTTACTTCTAATGGAAGATGTTCCACTGACTTCTATGTTTATTGTGCTGGTTGTGGTGGAGATGGTAATCCCCTAAATGCAACTTATAAACAAGGAAATAGATCATTAGAAAGCATTACTAATACTGGTATTCCCGAAGATGTCGAACCTCGTTAAGTAATTCTTCAGTAATGATAGCAACATCAAATTTTTAGTTGTTAATAAAATTAATTTGAAACCTACTTTATTAAATAAAGTAGGTTTTTTTAATTAATTATAATATATAAGATAAAGAGGAAAATATGGACATGGGACTTGGAAACTTGCCAAGTGCAATTTTCAAAAGAAAATTTAGGTGGCTTTTTTTCGTTGATGGAATAATTGGCGATGGAATCAATGTATTACCACCATCAAAAGCATCAAGGCCAACTTTAAGTTTTAAATCACAAAGCTTTGAGCATTTAAATGAAACTATTTCTTATCCAGTAAAACCAGAATGGAAACCAATTACATTAATATTATATGATACTAAATGTAACATGAATACTTTATGGGATAAATGGATAGAACCTATGTACAATCCAAAACTTCAAAACCAAAATTATAAATATCCAATAAGTAATGGTAACAATTCAAAAAATAGCTTTAAAAAAGATGCAATTTTAAAGCTTTATGATGGTTGCGGAAGTGTTATGGAAACATGGAATTTTGAGGGTATATACCCAGAAGATATTAATTTTGATGAATTAAGCATGGAAGAAGAAGGCATAGTAAATATAACTCTATCACTTAAATATGATAGAGCTTATATTGAATATAATAAATAATTATTTTTCCAAAAATTGATTTGCATTAATAATTTCTCTGAATTTTTTAAGTAAATCATCTAAATCTTTAGGTTTACATTTTAATATTCTGCAAGCTCCGCTTTTGTTTAACCTTCCTTTTTTAGTGTATACTTTACTTTCATTAAGAAGCAAGGTGTCGATAGTTTGTTTATATCCTGCTTCTTCTATTTTTTGTAATATTTCTTGTCTCTCTAATATTTCCACAAAATCTTTTATCACAATAAGCCTTTCGTTATATAATATTTTATCGTATAAAAATAAAAAAACAAACTATTTTAAAAGAATGAGCAATGAATATTTAAATAATAAAACATTTGAGAAGTTAATTATTAGCTTTCAGTTAACAAAAAAGAACAAATTAAAATATGAAATACTTCATGAAGATATTCAAATGCAAAAAACCAATAATGTTTTTAAATCACTTGCAGTTCCAAATAACGAACCTTCAAAGTCGCAAGAAGAGCATAGCTTGGCACAAATAGAATTAGCAAATGCTTTTTACACTCTTTCTAAGAACATTGTAAAATACGCAAAATTCAGCCACATAGACGAAGATGATTCAGTACAAGAAGGAGTAGTAATTTGTTTTGAAAGAGCAGAAAAATTTGATCCTTCAAAAGGAAAAGCTTTCAACTATATGACAACCTGTATCTTGAATCATTTCAAGCAGCTTTATAGAGCAGCAAGAAACTATCAAGAATTGAAAAGAAAAATAAATGACATGTATCAAAAAACTTTAGCAAGTTATTTACCAGCTAAAAGAAGAGATAGAATTCAAAAAAATCAAGATTATAATAATGATTAATAAATTTTATGATAGTTTTTTAAACTTTTTTAATAATCCAAATAGTTTAAAAGATTTAATTGAAATAAAAAATTATTATGATAAAAATAATTTAACTAAACAATCTAAAGTTTTTGAAGATATTATAGAAAATGTTAAATTTGAAAATAACAGCAGTAATTTTATTTCACGATGAAAAATTAGAAGATTTATTAAAAACTATAAATTCAGCAAGAGATGAAGTTGATGATATTTACATTATTACAACTACAGATTCAATAAAAAAATTAAAAGAAGAAAATATAGTTATAATTAAAGACAATTTAATAGAAAACGATTTTTCTAGTATTAGAAATAAAAATAAAATTTTCTTACCTGACAACCTTTTGTTGCATTTAAATGTTGGAGAAGTTTTAACGACAAAATGCATAAAAGACTTTTTAGAGAATAAAAATTATAAAGTTTCAATCGTTTACGATTCTACAATCGTAAAAGAAAGTAGAATATCAAATAAAAATAAATTTATTTTTTCTAATAAAATTTTTGAATCTATTGAAGATCAAAGTTTTGAATTAAATAAAAACATTTTTATAAATGCTTCAGCGTGTAAAAGGAAAAATTTTTCTAAAATATTAAATGAGTGGCAAAAAGAAGAACCTTTAAATAATCAAATAAACTATTACAAAGCTATTAATTTTTTAATTAACCAAGAATATGATAATTTTTTATGTGAAGCAGAAAAGTTTCTATTTAACAAAAATATAAAAGAAGAAAATGAAATATTAATAAGATATTATATTTGCCTTATATTATTATTTAAAAATACTAATAAGAATAAAATAATTCAAAACATAACTACCTGCTTGGCAAAAATGCCACACATGGCAGAATTTTGGTGTTTTTGTGGTGATTATTGGTATGAGAATAAAAATTTTTATTACGCCAAAACATTTTATGAATATGCGATTATTTCTGGCAAACAAAGAAACTTTAACGATGATTGGTTTTTAATACCTGAGAAGTATAAAAAATACCCTACTAAAATGATAGAATCCTGTAAGAAAATATTAGATAATCAAACTAATTTTACATCAGAAAACAACATCTAATTCGTTTATGATTGCCGTTACTTGATCTTCAAATCTAGAGAGAGCTATTTGTTTTCTACCTGGACTTAGTTTTTTTAACCTAGATTCTAATTCACCGATACTACAATTTATAACAGTCCAGTTATTTTTAGCTAGTTTTTCTGCTTCTTCTTCTGGAGTAACTAATGCCTTGCCTGAGAAAAAAGCTTTTAGCTGTTCTCCTCCAAGCTTCATTACTTTTCTATAAATTGGAACATTACAAGCACAACCAGGGTTATTTAAAAATTTTTGCACATCAGATAACAATGATTCAGGTAGTGTTTCCCTGAATTTACTATCACGCAAGGCTCTTTTAACATCTAATAAACTAATTATCTCCGACATTATTTGTATTTTCCTCTGGTTTATTTTCCTCTGGTTTATTTTCCTCTGGTTCACTTGCTGGATAGTCATTAAATTGAACCATGGAGTTTGCTTCTAAATAAGTAAGATAAAGAGCATAGAAATAACTTGCAGCACTTGCTAGACCTCCATGTAAAATCAAAGAAGCAATATTAGGTATATTATCTAAATAATTATAATTTATTGCTGCTGCAAAAATAATGCCGACCCAAAATCCAGAACATTGATAACAGTTTAAAAGTGAATTAAAAAATTCAGGCACTTTATTATGAATGTAATCTTTTACAGGTTTAAATATTTCTCCATCAACAATTATGCTTGTAATACCAACACATCCAAATAAAAATACAAAAAAATCAACTAAATCATTCATCTTAAAGTCTCCTTAATAAATTATATGTTTATTTCTCTTCGTTCGGAAAAAGATTTTCTACGATTGCTACAAAAACAAAACAACCAAATAAAAAGTATATTATTTCCATAATGTTATTTTTACTTCATCCTTTTTTCTGTAAACAGCCAAATCTATATTATTATAAACTTCTGGTAAATAAAATTCAACTTCATCAATATTTCCATTTATATTTTTAATTAAATCTAAATTTAAAGATTCAACTTTAATCTTGTTTTTAAAATAATTTTCTACTTGTATTAATTGTTCTTGAGAAACTTTTTTTAAAAAATCATTAAAACACCTTACTCCCAATTGTTTTAATCCTGTGCTAACTTTAGATAAGTCAAAACTATCAAACAAATATTTATAATCAGGTAGTAGCTCTCTTACCTTTTTATCGGTGAATATTATTTCTTCTACATTATTTATATTTAAAAAAATCATAATTTTTTGAATTTTTAACTAGTTGGTATTATAATAATTATATATTTTTGTAAAGACAGGAGCAAATTTAAAATGGCAGATGAAATATTAAGACAGCAAAATCAACCTATTGGATTAAATCAATCAGATCTTGACTCATTACCAGAAAATCATCCATTGAGACAAAATTCAAGCAAAGAAGATTCAAATAAAAAAGCACCTTTGAAACCAAGTGATGTTATGAACATACCTGGGGTTTCTGGTCATATGCCACCAGCAGTAGCCAAAGCTTTGAAAAGAGTGCAAGAAGAAAATGAAGAAAATGCTTCTTTTGAAAACTCAACACAATCAAGAGTAAATGTTAATCCTGTTAAACCAAATTTTGTTGTACCAAGAAATGCTAGCTTAGAATTAACTAATTTATTAGAATCTTTAAAAAATCAATCTTCTTTATATGAAGAAATAACTCTTCCATCATTAGGTAAGTTTTATAATGGAGAAGATGGGCCTACTAACGGAAAGCTTCACATTAGACCGATGACAGGTGAGGAAGAACAAATCTTAGCAACTCCAAGATTTATAAAAAAAGGACAAGCTTTGGATATGATATTCCAAAGATGCATTGAAGAAAAAACACAAACGCAAAGCTTGCTTTCTATTGATCGTACATTTTTGCTTATTTATCTTCGTGGTATTAGTTATGGGCCAGCTTATGATGTAGAAATCAAATGTCCTGAATGCTCTTCTAAGTTTGCAACTAGTATTGATCTGAATAGTATTCCAGTTGATAATCCTCCAGAAAATCTTTCTTCTTCTGCTGATCTTTGTGGCAAATTACCAAAAAGTAATTTTAGTTTTACTTATAGAATGTCTTTAGGAAAAGATGAATTTGAAATTCAAGATCATCGAGAAAGAAGAGTTAAGAAATATAGTGATCAAGCAGCAGATGATACATTAACTTACAGAATTTCTCAACTTGTAGAAAGTATTGAAAATGTAAAAGATAAAAATGAAATTCTTTATATTATTAAAAACCTTTCAATGCAAGATATTTCTTATTTAAGAGGCATTGTAACCGACCCAGGTTGGGGGCTTGATACTAAGATTCCAATGGGATGTCCAAGCTGTTTAGCTGAATTTGATATTGATCTACCGCTAGATACAAGTTTTTTCTTCCCAAGGCGGAAGAAGGAACAGACGCAAGCCTAATTTTATGGAATAACCTAGCTGAAGTTATTTTCTTTTTCCAGTATCATCTTCACATGGATAGGTTTGTAACTATGAGATTACCTATTAATGAAAGAGTTTTTTTAATTAATAGATTTATCGATCAAAGAGAAAAAGAAAACGAAGAAGTTAAAAAACAAAGCAAAAAAAAGCGATAAATAATATATGACTATTAAAGAAAGATATCAAAATCCTGTTGTTGGCGATAAGATAAAATTAAGATTATTTGTTTACAACTCAAACAACTTTGCAAATATAAAAACTATAAATTATATTGATATTTACAAAGTTGAATCTCCAAGTTCTGATATTTCAAACCCAACCCAAAGTTATTTAGTTCAAAAAATAGATGGGGAAGATGTTGTCAGGGAAAGTACAGGTAAGTATCTTTTAGACTTACAAACATCTGAACCAACTTATACAATTGGCTATTACTTAGATGTATGGAATGTTATTTTTGAAGGATGTGAAGAACCTACAAGCATAACAAATATTTTTCAAACATATCCAGATCTTTGGTACACAGCACCAATTCCAGTTGTTTATGATTTTACATTTCAATTTAGACCTAATCGCTTTAGAAAAGGCTCTAAACAGTATTTAATCGCTCAGATTACACCTAATGTTCCAAAAGGAACCGATCTTCAAAGATATTACGAAAATTTAGCTATTAGAGGTGATTTAAAAATTTCAATTGAGCAGAGAACTGGCAATTGTTTACCATGCGAACAGGATTTAAGATTAGTAGTTGAAAAAGCAAATATGGATTATCGTGAAAAATTATATGGTTACTATATGCTTGATACTACTGATTTAGAAATAGCAATTTATGATGTTTGGTTTGAATTAGAGCTAGGAGAAAACATTTACATTAGTGATCGTCAATCTTTACAAATTTATAATTAAAAATGGAAAATTTTAAAAATTACTTTAATGAAAATAATGGCTTTGGTAATCATAAAAAAATAGCAATTAAATTATTAGAAGAAACTATTGCTGTTCTAAAAGATTTTGAAATAAATCATTGTTTAATTTCTGGGACTCTTCTAGGATATGTTAGACACAATGATTTTATACCTTGGGATGACGATATTGACTTATTAGTAGACGATACTATATTTAAAAAAATTTATGATATTTCAAAAAAATACAATAACATTAATGTTTTCTACAAAGACAAAAAAGAAACAATAAAATTTTGTTATTCAAATGGAAATGAAATATTAGAAAATTCAAGGGTTAAATATTGGAAAGAATGTGCATTAAAAGGAAAAGAGTATTGCTGGCCATTTGTTGATTTATTCGCATATGAATCTAATGATAAATCAATATTATTTTTTAAAAAAGAATGGGATATAAATAACTTTTTACCATTTGAAATGGTAGATTTTTTAGGTATAAAAACATTTATTCCTAAAAATACTAATAAATTTTTACAAATGAATTACGGATCTGATTATAATAAAAAATTTAAATCAAGCCCTTATTCTCACAAAGCAGAAGAATGGATGGACAATGTTATAACAATTAATTCCCATGAATTATTAAACGAAGAGGATTAAAAATGAATAATAAAGACAAGAGATTAATAGGAGTAGATGTTAAAAGATTACAATATGAAGAATATGCAAGTAATTTATCAGATAAAAAAATTAACATTAAAGAAATCATAGAAAAGCATTTGTTTAAAAAAAAAATTGACATGAATTGCATTATGATAAATCTTGAAAAAGATTATAAAAGATATGAAAGTACAATAAATGAATTTAAAAAAATATCTTTAAATAATTTTTCCCATTTAAAAGCAACTAATTGGAAAAACAAAGAACAACTAATAAATGACTTATCTTTTGTTTTACATTTTCTTTCAGATTTTAATCCAAATATAGAATTAAAGCCATTAAAAATAGACCAGTTTTCAAAAATAAACGATGATAATATACACATTCAAGATGGCCCTTTGGCATGTTACATTTCTCATTTAAGAAGCATGATATATGGTTATATTAATTTCAAAGATTACACAATAATAACAGAAGATGATATCTCTGTAGCAAACACAGAAAACATTGAAAAATACATTAAAGAAATACCAGATGATTGGGATATCGTAATGCTAAATGCTTGTTCTAAAAACAAAATATACAATAATATTTGGTATAAATTTGACGATGAATTTCACTCTACACATTTTTACATTATAAATCACAAATGCATTCCTGTATTATTTAAAAATCTTTATCCAATTATAGATCAGGTCGATGTTTTAATATCTAATTTACACAAAAAATTAAATATTTATAATATTCAAGAAACTGTATATCAAAAAAACATATCAACAAATACACAGAATAATCTTCATGTTATATTTAATTCTCCCCACTACGAACCAATTAGAGAAAGAATTAAAAAAATAGAAAATAGTCTTAGTTTTTTCATAGATAATATTTTATCTGATAATGATGAAAGAAATAAAATAATATCATTGAATTTAATGTATGATATTTTATATGAATATGTGCTACATCATAATCCAGATTCTTTTAAAAAACACAATAAAAATAAAGAAACTTACGAAATAAATATCAATGAATATATTGATTTTCCAGCATATATTGAAATGTTAGAAAGCATGAGATTCTTTTTGCAATGTAGTAAAAAAGGAATTAAAGATGAATCAGAATCCGTTAACTTAATAAGTATATTTTTACATACTATTGAAAATTTCAAATATCATAATAGTATAGATGATGAATTTAACGAAAAATTAAAAGCTTATGGATTTGGGTCAACTGCTCATATTTATCTACTTCCTAAAAATAATATTGTAGTTAAAAAATATAATGATAAATTAAGATGGATTACAGAAGGTCATGAAAATTCATTAGATATATTTAAAAAAGAATTAGACATATTAAAAAAAATACAAAATTTAAATAGTGTGCCGAAATTAATAAGTTTTGATATAGAAAGCAAAACAATAAAGATGTCTTATTGTGGAGAATCATTATATGATAATTTTAACTTGCCTAAAGATTGGAAAACACAAATAAAAGATATATTCAATGAATTAACAAACAATAGTATTTTTTATCCAGAATTTAGACTTCAAAATATATTAGTATTAGATGAAAAAATAACATTTGTAGATTATGGATTAGCTGAATTTAAATATTTAGCTGACAATACAAATAATTTAAATAATTTTATTAAATATTTAGATGTATTAAATGTTAAATTATCTGAAGCTGTAGAAAGAAATGATAAATTACAATTAATTACTACATTTTTAAATAATATTAAAATTAATTAGGAGAAGTTATTCTCATTCCTTCATTTGTTATGATATATCCAAATATTCTTTCAAGTGCATGAGTAAATGTTCCAAATACTGTATCTTTTACATCGCCTGTTTCAGGCTTTATTAATTTTATAATTTTTGGCAAGGTAACACAGTTGAAGTATTTCTTAAATATATCAGTTCTACTCATGAACATAGTTCCGCTAATAAATCTACCGTTTTTAAGTTTTTCATAATCAATATTAATTATATTACAAATTTGTTTTATGTTTTCTTTATTTTTATATTCATGGTTGCTTGTTATAAATCTTCTATTAGAAATTAATCCAATATCATTATTTCCAATTTTTTTCCAAGGTAAGAGTATTTTATCTGAACTTAAAGTTTTTATATTAGACAACAGAACCTCTCCTAAAAGGTCGTTTACAAGCAATTCTCTCCAATTAATAGATTCGTCAAAAGTTAATTTAGACTTTTTAGAATGTATCTTTATAAAAAAAGAAGATTCTATTTTTTGTATTTGATATAGAAATGGGCCTATGTCCTTGCCATAATTATCATAATAATCAATATTAAATTCATTAAAATTTTCTTTAATTGATTTTATAATAGTTTTATTATCATTGCCCTTACACAATCCAACAACTGGATATACATAATTCTTATTTTTAACAAGTAATTGTAAAAATTCATCCCATAATTCAGTGTGGTACATCCATATTATTACTGGTATTTTTTTATTAATAAATATCATCTACGGTTGTAACTTTTCTTAAATATCTATTTGATCCTTCTATTAGACAATGTTTTATATTAAATTTATTCATTAAAGGAAGCACTTCACATGTTATCCTGTTTTTTGGATAAATATATTTATCAAATAAAAATTTAAACAAATGATAATCAATAATTTTTGGAGTACACAATTCTATGTATTTGTTTCTATCCACAACATCATAACCATTGGTATTTTTCTCAACTAATCCATTTGTTAATTTCAAATAGTACTGAGAGTACATATGAGTTTTTGACTTTTCTAAAAGCTCTTTTATATTATTAGACTTTATGTATGGTCTAGCTACATCATGTATTACAATGTTTTCAACATCTCCTTTAATATTATTAATTGCTATTTTTAAAGATTCAAATCTACAATCTTTATTGTTTATAACTATTTTTGTTTTAGGATAAATGCTTTTAATTTTTTTGTAACATGAGCTATTTGTAACAATTAATATATCATCCAAGTAATCTTTCATTGCTTCAAATGAATAACTTATAATTGGTTTTTCGTTAATCTTATACAGCTGCTTTGGGATTTTACTATTAAATCTTGAGCTTTTGCCAGCAGCTAGTAATATTCCTATATTCATTTTTATAATTAAAAAAAATAACTATCTGGTAATTCAAGAAGTTCTTTTAATGGTACAATAACCCAATCTCTATATATAATCTTGTAGTTATAGTCCCCTTGTAAATCTTGACTCTTTACAAAAGCAAGCCAAGGCTTATGATTTTTTTTCCATATCAGCAATGGTTTTTTTTCACATCTTTCTGAATCTTTAGAAACTTGCTCGATAAACTCATCTAACTCTGAGTTTCCCTTATCAAATATGTTGTTTAAATCAACCTTTGAATAGCCACCTTTAGATTCAATTACAAATTTAAATCCTTCAGGACAGCACAAATCGCCTGTCAAAGTGTCTTTTGCGTGTTGAGGTAAGTTTTTTACTTGTGCCCAACGATTTCCAGAACCTACTGTACGACTAAAACCACTAGTAAATCTTTTATTTAATATATTTGCTAAAGATCTTTCAGTTCTTTTACCCTTGCTATTACCATTTACTTTTTTTGTTTTTTTCTCATTTTTCAAAATATCATCAACTTCATAATCTTTTTCCCAATCTTCATTCATATATCCTCCTAATTAATCAATAATATTTTTCTTCAAAATCAAAAGTATTATAGTTAAAAAAAATTTCTTTAAATTTATTATTTTCAAAACAAATGTTTAATATTGAATAATTTGGTATTTCTAAAATACTATAATTTGGTAAAAGTTTATTAATATTTTTTATTTTTTCTATGGAATCTTGCCAAATTTCAATAGTTGAAAGAAAAAAATATTGATTCAAGTCTTCTTTACAATTGATTAAAAACAATGGTCTTTTATCGTTTTTAACAAGCCATATATTCTTTGAATTTTTTAATTTATCTGATAAACAAAAAGCAAACTCGCTGTTTCTTATAAAGAATAAAAGTTCTTTAATTTTTTCTAATCTATCTAAAAAATAATTATCGGTATAATTAGAGATAAAATTCAATAATACTTCTGAGTCACAAGTAGAAGCAGTTTCAATAAATTCTTTTATTTTTTCATAATCATGAATAACTCCATTGTGTATTAATGCTGAATTATCAAGAACAAAAGGATGATTGTTAATATTAAATTCAGAAGATCCAGAATTTAACGATGTTCTTCTAGTATGTGCTAATAATAAATCTAAGTCTTGAAGTTTTAAATCATTCCAAATATTTGATTCTATTAAACTGCTTGCTTTTCCTTTTTGTTTGTGAAAAAAAGTATTTTCATTTGCACAAGCATAAAATCCACATGCATCAATTCCTCTAACTTGAGAATTTAAAAAAATAGATGTAATCAATTTAAAAGATAAATCTTTATTTTTTGATGTTCCAATAAATCCAGCTAATCCACACATTATTCTGATTCTTTAGATTTTGATTCTTTTTCTGGGACTCCAACATCATTGATTGGCATGCCTAATTTTTTAACTAATTCATCTAAGGCTAACCTAGCTGATTTTATAGTTTCTAATAAATCAGAAGATTCTTCAATTGCTTTTAAAATTGCAACACCTGCTTTTTGCAAAATTCGCAAATGGTCTTCTAGATCATCTGTCCAATGAGAATGAATTAAATTTCTAATGCTATTAGCAATATTAGAACCATATCTTACTAAATTTCTAGTGCCAATATGTTCAGATTCATCTTCTAAATTTTGAATTGCATTTAAAATGTCACCACATTGAGTAGCGAAAAATTCTTTTGATTCTAAAAAAAAGAAGTCTTTAAAGTTTTCCATATTTTATATATTAATGTTCCTCTTCTTTTTTGCAGCTTGAATTAATCCTAAAAACAAAGGAGAAGGAGAAGTCAACCTACTCTTGAATTCTGGATGAGCTTGAGTAGCTATAAAGTAAGGATGTTTTTCTCTATCAATCTCAATAATTTCAACTAAATTAGTCTCTGGATGTCTACCAGTAATTCTAAATCCTTCTTTTTCAAACCTATCATCAATTAAAGCATCGTTTACTTCATAACGATGCCTATGGCGTTCTGATATTGTTTTTTTCTTATAAAGATCAAATGCCAAAGAATCTTTTACTAAATCACAATCGTATGCTCCCAATCGCATAGTAGCTGCTTTTTTCTTTAGTTTTTCTTGTCCTGCGATAAAGTGAACAACTGGATTTTTTGTCTCTATGTCGAATTCTTGACTATTAGCATTTTCAAGGCCAACATGTCTTGCAAATTCAATTACAGCACATTGTAAACCAAGGCATATACCTAAAAATGGAATCTTTTTGTTTCTTGCGTAATTTATACCTTTAATTTTTCCTTCTACCCCTTTAGAATCAAAACCACCAGGTATAATTAAACCATCAAGATCTTCAAATATTTTAAACGCTAACTTAGAGTCTTTATTCTGCTCTAATTCTTGAGCAGACATCCAAACAATATTAACTTTAACATTCTCTGCTACGCCAGCGTGAAAAATAGCTTCTCTTAAGCTTAAATAAGCTTCATCGCAATTATCATATTTGCCTAAAATACCAATGTTTACTGAATGTAAATCTTCACAATTAACATATTTTTCTACTAAATCTTTATATTTATGAATTCTCAAACCGTTTCTTGGCAAGTGAAATTTATCTATAATTAAATCGTCTACATGACGATTATAAAATTCAATTGGAACTTGGTATATTGATTTAACATCTAAAGCTTCAAAAACTGCATCTTTAGGAACATTTGTAAAAGCACTAATTTTATCCAATATCTTTGATGGAATTTCTCTATCTGATCTACACAATAATACTTCTGGCATTAGACCACAAGATTGCATGTAATTTACAGCTTGTTGCAAAGGCTTTGTTTTAAATTCTTTTATAGTTGGCACCCAAAGAATTGGAGCACACAAAGCAATAATAACATCACTTGAATTTTTTTGCTTAAATTGCCTTATTGCTTCCATAAAAGGCATACTTTCAATATCACTTACTGTTCCACCAATTTCTACCAATACAACATCATTGTCTTTGCCAATACTTTTTAATTTATCAATGATTTTATTTGTTAAATGAGGAACAACTTGAACTGTTTCTCCTAAATACTTACCATCTTCTTGTTCTTGTATAATTTCTTTATAAAGAGTTCCGCTTGTATAAATGTTGTTTTTAGAAACTTGACAACCAATAATTCTTTCATAATGCCCTAAATCTAAATCTGTTTCACTTCCATCATTACAAAGAAATACTTCTCCATGTTCTCTTGGAGCAAGTATACCAGCATCAGTATTCAAATAAGGATCAAATTTTATTGGTATAACCTTCAATCCTCTTAAGAAAAGAAGATATCCAATCGAAGCAATGGAAATGCCTTTTCCAATGCCACTAAAAACTCCTCCTAGAACAACTAAATATTTTGCCATTTTATTTCCAAGAAATTTAAAAATTTTTCTAACTTATTTATTATAATAAAATACTATGAATGAAGAAACTTTAATCGAAGAAATTAAAAAACTTAATGAAAAAATTGATATCATGGGAGAAAAGATTACATCTTTGTTACCTAATATTAATAATTCAGCAACATATTATCTTGCTTTAGAAGATTTAAAAAATCCTCTTTGGCCAGAAGCTGTAGATCCCAACATGATATGTGATGTAAATTCTGAAGAAGATAAAATAGAAAGAGCAACTAGTGTTTTAGACCTTTATATTGAAGAAAATATTAAAAATAAAAGATTTTTAGATTTTGGGTGCGGAGAAGGACATATTGTATCTGCTGCCGAAGATAGCAAAGCATCAGTTTGCATTGGATATGATATAAAAGATACATTTGATTCAAAATTAAAAAATAAAATGCCAACCTCTTTTACAACTAATTGGGAAAAAGTCGTAGAAAGTGGCCCATATGATATTATTCTTCTATATGATGTATTTGATCACATAGAAGGAGAATCAGAAATTGAAATATTTAAAAAATTAAAAGAAGTATTGTCTCCTGATGGTAAAATTTATGCAAGAATGCATCCTTGGACATCAAGACACGGAGGTCACTTATACCATGAATCAAATAAGGCATTTATTCATATAGCACTTACAGAAAAAGAACTTGAAACTTTTATTGGCAAAAAAATTGAAGTTAAAGTTAATAAACACTTTTATCCTATGAAAAAATATAGAGACACAATTCATAACGCAGAATTAAAAATTATTACTGAAAATCAAGTAACTCAAGAGGTTGATCAGATTATTAAAGATTCTTTAATCGTAGATAAAATTAAAAAAGATTATTCATTTTTGGAAAAACCAAATTTCCAAATGACTTTAAATTTTGTTGATTATATTTTAGGAAAATAAACCATAGTTAATTCTTGGTTTAAAAACAAACTAACTTTTAAAAAAACATGCTTTTTATTGCATGCTATTAATCTGCGAACAAAGAATACATTTGATCTCTATCTAATTTAATTTTTATTTCATCAATCGAAACAGGCTTGTAATTTATTTTTTCAACACTGACATTTAAATATTTATTGTTTTTAATTTCTTGTCTGTGCAAATGACCATGAACATTAACCCTTCCATCTTTAATACAAGCATGAAATAAAGGAACATGACTTAAAATAAACTTATCAATTACATGAATACCTTTAATATCAGAAAAATAAGGAACATAATTAATAAGCCCAAAATTATCTTTATTTCCTCTTATAAGAACTTTCTCACCATTGCATTTGCCTAACAGCTTTAATTTTTCTTTTTGAACTGCTACATCACCAAGATGATAAACAATATCATTTTTCCCGACAACTTCATTCCATTTGCATATTAAAGCTTCATCCATGTCAGAAGCCTTATCCCAAGGACGATATTTTTCTCCATTAAAAAATTGTATATCACATAATTTTTGATCCCCAAAATGTGTGTCAGCAATTAAAAATATATTTTTCATAAATTATCTTTTGTAAATTTTACTAAACATCCAATTAAAAAATAAAAAATTCCACAAGGAACATGCCAAAAAAACCACAAAAAAAGTAATTCTGGCATTTTACTTTTATCATTATCAAGATTGTAAATCCAATTAAAAATTATAAACTTAAAGTCTTCTGGTACTAAAAATAAAAACGGAGCTGGCCAAGATATCAAAAAGATACCATAAGCAATCAAAACAGAACTAATCGTTGTCAATGTTGGCTTTAAAACATTCATGTTTTTCATCCAATTCTATTTTATATTCTTCTATAATTTTTTTATTGTACTTTCCTTTTAATGTTATTTTTCTTTTAATATTGTCATATGTTAACAACCCATCCGATTTTCCTATAATTTCTTTGTGACTATTAAAAATAGGCATTCTTAAAAATGAATCTTCTTTAAATATCTCATCGTGAAAAATAGAATGATTTGCATGCTTGCAAACAATTGTAACATCTTGAATTATAATACTTATTTGGTCTTCTACTTTTTTTCTTTTAGTAGAATAAGAAATATAAACTTTTGAAATATCTTGTTTTTCTAATAAATCCCAAATTTGTTGATTGTTATTTACCATAATTTATATATCCCTAAAGTAATAAAACTAAATAGCTTTAAATTTATGGAATTACAATTTAAATATACGGCATGTTTAAATCTTTATTTTCCATGTCTTCTATTTGTTTTTCTATTTTAATTTTAGATAAAGAATCGGTTAAAGAAAATCCTTTTTCTTTAAATTCTTTCATCCTAAAAATTTGATCCAAGTTTAATCCAGAAGTTTCTTCTGCCCAATATGGTATTATTTTAAATCTTAATTCAAAATCTGGATTATCAAAGTTCATCAAATGCTTAAATCTGCTTGGTCTATTCTTCAACGCAATATCAACCTTTTCAATATCATTAACAGTCATAATAAATACTGTTTTTTTATAATTATTATAAACGCCATCTAAACAATTTAATATTGAGTCAAATGTAAACTTAATGCCAACATTATTAGTTCCACTATTGCTTTCTCCTATAATACATTTTCTTTTATCGAAATAATTGTCAAAATCTTCAAGTAAAACTATGCAATTTTCGCTTATTTGCGAAAACATGTACATGATTTCCATATTTGTATATTCTGGCACAAAAGTCAAAATTACTATCGGCAATTTATATTTAACTGCTAGGTACTTAACTAAAGAGCTTTTGCCATTACCAGGCTCACCATAAAAAATTGCACTAGCTTTTGAAATGTTACCATCAACAACAAGCTGAATGTCTTCATCTAGATCCTTCCAAAAAGATTCAGCTTGAATTGGATAATTAGCTTCTTTAATTGATCCAATTTTATCTGTAAACCAAGGATTTGCAACTCTAATTGGAATACCAAAATATTCTAATTGTAAACATGGAAGATTAGATTTTAAAAATATTTTAAGCTTATTAAAGTTCCACCTTGCACAAATTACATAAGATATTTGATCTTTTCCATTGAATCCTGCCTGAAGAAGCCTTTCTCCATGGGTTAAGTAAAACCAAGGTTGATTTTTAAAAAAACAAAAAGCTCTGTAAATAACAGGTTGCCTTTTCTCAGAAAAGAATTCTTCTTCTAATATAAATTTAGCTTCTTTTAAAGATAATTCATATAAAGTTCTAAAGGTATTATTATCAATTCTTAATTCAAACAAAATAACATATTTAATGGTTGCCCATATGCCAACAAAAATACCACCAAAAGTTAAAATAGAAGTAAACCATGTCATTTTAATTGCCTTCACTTCTGCAAAAATAAATTACAAGTGCTTTTACTATGTGTTATAGGCGGTAATTCTTGACCTTTTCTATTATTTTCATTGTTACATCTTATCCCCATCCCTATTCCAACACCCCAAAATAAAAACTTACAATTATAACAAACTTTGTCTTCTGGCTTTATTTCTAAATTAGACATACTATTCCCCTGTAAGCTTATTTTTAAAATGTTTGCAATTATGCATTGGACTTGGAACAATAGGTAACATTTCTTCTTTTTGGTTTTCTGGGTGTTTACATCTCAACCCAAAAGAAATATCACTTTGTCCAAGAATATATTCGCAATT